TTCGGTGACTGCTGCGCTTGCGATGGTGGCAGCAAACGATCCAGTGCCAGAGCCGGTAACGTCGCCGGTCAGCGTGATTGTCTGGTCGCCCGTGTTGGTGCCAGAGCTGGTGCCGCTGAAGGTGCCGCTGAAGGTGCCGGATTGTGTGGCGAGTGTGCCGAGGCCCAGCGTGGCGCGTTGTGCTGCAGCGTCAGCATCGTCAAGCAGTGCCCGACCCGCTGCAGTGCAGGTGATTTCTTCTACGTCGCCGGATCCTGCGCTGCTGCGACCCAGCAGTTTGTCCGTAGCGGAAACGTCTTGGATCTTGGCGTAGGTGACTGCACCGTTAGCCAGTGCTGCCGCGCCAAGGTTGCTGCATTTGGCAGTCGTTACAGCGCCGTCAAGGATCTTGGCGGTGGTAACTGCGTCGTTGGCGATGCTCGCGTTTACATCCGCGTAGGCACCAGCCGCATAAACCTTCAGGATGCCGGTGCTGCTGTTGTAGTAGCCGCGACCCTCAAAGTTGTCGCTAACAGGAGCGGTGGTATCAACCGCAATGCTGGAATCAGCCGCAAGCTTGGCAGCGGTAACAGCGCCAGAAGCAAGGGCAGTAGCGCCGATCTTGGTGGTGCTGGACTGATCCAGTTTTGATAGATCAATGCTGCTGGCATCTACAAGGTCGAGACCGGCATCTACCAGATCCTTGACCGTGATCTTTTTGGTCTGACTGGCCGATACGTCGGCAACAGGCAATACGTCGGTGGCCGCCGCAGACGCAGCCGAAAGGGCAGGTAACTGCGTAATGCGTTGGTCGGACAAGGTAAAGCCTCCAGTGCCTGCGGCCGTAAAGTCAGTTTAATCAGTCGTTTCCTGTAGCAGGAAGTTGAGAGACTGTTCCAGTTGGATGCGGTCGTCGTCTTCCTTGAGGATGTAATCGGCAGGGCGTCCCACCAGCAATCGAATCTCGCCCGTGGTTACAAAATCAATCGCGCACTGGATCGTGTCAGTTGTGTTGACCGTGACGCCAGCCCGCGTGACCATCGCGGTTGCTTGGTAAAAAATCGTTTCTGTTTCGGGCGTAATTTCGGAGTCGGTTAGATAAAAGGCGCAATCAAACTCGCTGCCAATATCAAGACGCTGGATCAACTGCAGCATCACCAAGGGCGTTTCCTTTTCGCCGCTAGTGGTGTAATCAAACAAGCAATCAATTGTTCCACTGCCGCTGATTAGTCCTGCCGCAAATTGGCTGCGAAACTTATCGCTCAACGTTGTGGCGTCAAGCGCCTCGCGGTCGGTGTTGAGCTGATAGCTAGTGACGTTGCCAAGGGTGTTGTAATTAACGTCGCGGATTGTGTAGCTGATCGCAAGCGGGTTGCCGGTAAAGGCATAGGTGCTCAGCTCAGCAGCTCTGTTGTTATTGACCGCATCGGAAAAGGTAGTGAAAAACCGTAAACCGCCTGCGTTGTTGACGTTGACGTAAGCCGAAATTGAGTGCTCCACCACGCCTGAGGCCCATGCACTGCTGGCAAAACACTCCAAGCCGCGTGCGTCAGTGGTCGCAATGTCTACGCGGTCGCCAGTCAGGATATTGTCTAGGGATGTGTCAAAACCGATGCGATTGAGGCTGGTGTTTACATCCGCTGGGTCAATACTGTCTGCAACCTCAATCGGAATGACGCCTGTATTGCGACGCAGTTTTACGGAACCATGAACGCCTAGAAATACCGTCATTCGATTACGCCTCCAGCAATGAAGTCGCCGTCAACCGTAAATTGAATTGGCACCGAAGTCAGCTCACCAGTTGATACCGCAACCTGTGCCGATGTGATGTAGGCGTAAAACTGGATGTTGTCGTTGGTGTTGGTGCCGACCTTTAGTTCCATCAGCACACGGTCAGATTCGGCAACCGCGCCAACCTTTTGGATCTTGCCCAGTAATGCCGTGAACTGGCTGTAGGTGGCAGACTCACCAGCCTCAAGCCTGTAGTACACCAGCGTGGCGCTGCCGGTGGCGCTTTTGATGCCGGGGACAAACGTGTTGCTGGTGCTATCAACGGTGTTGGTACTGATCAGTTCAACCGTCGTATCAAGCGACCAATCACGGATCTTGGCGACAGGCTTCCCGTCCACCACCAAGGAACCGGAGCGACCTGTATAGAAGCCCATCAGACCGTGTTATGCGTAGTTTCAGGCTAGCGGATGACAAATAGCCCGTCGCTAAAGTCAGCAATCAAACTCTGGCCGGAGTTATCACAGGGATGCTCCACAGCCCGAACACTGACTTCGCCTTCCTCATCCATCTGGACTTCAACCACGCGGAAGGTGCGCTTCGCCTTGGCAGGTGTTCCAAGCACGAATAGCCAGCCTTCGTAACCGGTAAGTGAGCTAGCCACGTTGGAGCTGATGCTGGCGGTTGTGGTGATGACGCTTTGACCGTCTTTGTAAAGCAACACGCTGTAGCTGCCGTTGGGGATGGTGTCTGCCAGCGGGATGTTTAACGCGCCACCCGATTCAATCTGTCCGCTGTAAATGCCCTGCCATTCCTGCAGGCCGGCATCGACTTAGACGTAGGCGCCAGGGGACAGTGGGCTGTCGGTTGGGAACGTTTTGAACTCGATCTTGCGGCGGATGTTGCGGCGCTGTTGGCACAACAACTTGGCGTACATGATCGCTTGGCTTCTGTTAGTGACGTACTGCGACAGATCAAACGTCTGACGGATTGCAGTTGCTTCAGTCACGCCAACAAGGCTTACATCCACGCTGGCATTACGCGGGAACACACCGTCGCGTTCGGTGTTGCGATAAATGACCGTGGCAATTAGATCCTGAACGCTGCTGCCGTAGTCAATAAATTCTTCCTTATAGGAATCCTCAAGGATGTTGCCGGCAGTAAACATGGCGCGGATCTGCACCGTGCGGGTGATGTTGCCGGCGTTGTCGCAGGGCACTGCAGGAATAAGGGTTTCCTTGCCGCCAATGCGGCCAAGTTCCAGCAGGCTATACGGTGCAATTTCTGCCCAGAATTGACGCCAGGCAGTCGGCTCAGCAATCACACCATCAAAGAACAGATTGTTGCGTTGGCAGAAACGCTTAGCCAGTGCCAGTGCAGGCAGATCAATACCTTCAACCTTGGCGTACTGTCCGATGCCGTCAACGTTGTCAAGAATGGTGTCTAGGAAGATTTCGGGTGCAAAGCTGGAGGCGGTGTCCGGATTTGCGCTGTAAGTCCCGTCGTCATTGAGGCGGCGCACTAGGCGACCTTTGTTGATAAAGACGCTCATGGAGCGCAGATCTTGTACGCCTTGACCGCTGTAGACGTTGAAGCCCAGCATTGTCAGGTTGTTGTACAGCTGCGGGTAATTACTGAACGCCTCGGTTGATTGTTCGGTGACAGCTTTAATTTCTAGTTCTGGACCGTTATCAAAGCTGAAGTTCAACTGCGTGTCTGAGCGCATGGAGAACAGGCCCCATTCGTCAAGTTCAGACGGGTTGCGGTTAATGGGTGCCAGCAGTCCATCGCGGTTGCGTAGTTTGCCGGTGAAGGTAAACGTACCGCCTGCAGGTCCGCTGATGGTTTGAACGTTGCCGGCATTTTCGATGTAGGCAAAATCAGTGAAGCCGTACTGGCGCATTTCAGCAGCAGTTTCAGCAATCGGCTCAAACTTGAATTGCCAGTTGCCTGTGTTGTCGTCTGCAATGAATTTGAGCGAGATGAAGTTGTCTACGTCTGCACCACGGCGGACAACAAAGATGCGTGGTACGCGAGTCCAGTCATTGCCAGTGCGGCGATACCAGACCCAGAAGAACATGGAGCGTAGTTTGTATCCGTTATCGCTCTCCTTGTAGTTGTCCATGGTGACTTCGCCATAGACCTTTTGCCGCCCTTGTACTCGCTTGAATACGCGAGCTTTTAGCGCAAAATCAACAACACGGCAGGGGGTAATTGTTTCGTAAGTTGCTTCCTCAATTTTCACCAAACATTTGGTATTAAAGAAGTCGTTTAGCAGTTCCGGGTTGCGAAGAACAGCTTCGTAATATGCCTTTTCGGCTTGCTTTTGGTTGATTTGATTTTGCCAACCGCTAGAGCGGCTATTTGTGGCGTCTAGATCAACGTTGCTGGTGCCACCGTAGATTTCTGCCAGCTCTTTGTTGAGGTTGTTTTGTTCACGCAACAGGCGCTTGCGGTCTTCACGAAGGCTGCGTCCTTTGCGATCAGCAAAGCCATATTGACGAATGGCTTCATCTAATTTTGCCTGTAGGTTTTTCAGGCGGCGGTTGATACCGCGTATTTCTTCCTTCCAATCTCTGATGCGATCTCTGTTGCGATCAGCGCGTACTTTGTCTAGTTCGTCGTCAATTTTGCTTTGCAGTTCGCGGCGACGTTCACGGGCATCTTCTACTTTGTTTGCAAAGTGAATCGTGATTGAGTCGTAGTTGCTGCCGTCGTCTCCGGCAATTTCCTCAATTTCTGCTGTTGTCCATTTGCGGTCACGCAGTTCTTCAATCTGATCAATACGGTCGTTGATTTGATTGATTCGATTGGTGATTTCGCCGGCGCGGGCTGATGCAGAGCCAGTAAGAATCGGCGGCGTCTGCGAAATAAGCCTGTTCAGCTCTACAATTTCTGCGTTAAGGCGCTTGATTTCATCTGTTGCCTCGCGCTCATTGGCTTTGTAGTTGAGCGTGCCATAATCTTCCTCTGGGCAAATGCCGGGTTCGATACATTCCAGATCAATGGTGG